GGCGGTGGAGGCGGGTATAACGGATCAAACACAGCAGTTGGAGGTTCTGGTACATCAGGTCAAGGTAATGCTGGGGGAAATAACGCTGGAGCGGCTACAAATGCTTATGGCGGTGGTGGTGGAGCAGGTACTATTGGACTTAGTGCATCAAGCACAACTATTGCTGGTAATGGGGGCGCAGGAATAGCATCAGCAATCAATGGAACAGTAACTCCTTATGCTGGTGGAGGTGGTGGTTCAGGTGGTGGTGCAGGTACTGCTGGTGTTGGTGGGGTTGGCGGCGGTGGAGCAGGCGCTATAAGTACTGCAACTGCAACAAATGGAACAGTTAATATTGGCGGAGGCGGCGGAGGATGTAATGGAGGTACATCAGGTAATGGCGGTTCAGGCATTGTCATCATTAGATACCCTAATTCATTCTCAGATGCTACATCAGTAACCAATGGAACAAAAACAAGTATTACAGGCTTTACCGTATATACGTTTATCGCCAATGGGACTATCACCTTTTAAGGAACAAGCAATGTCAAACTTATTAGGCGGTTATCTCAGCGCTACATTTAATCCCTTGACTAGCGGAGTTACAAGCACGGTTGAATACTTGGTTGTGGCTGGTGGCGGTTCTGGCGGTTATGCTACAGGAGGCTATGCAGGTGGAGGCGGTGGAGCAGGAGGTTTGTTAACTTCTACTGGCTACACAATAACTCCAGGATCGCCTATAACCGTTACAGTTGGTGCTGGTGGTACTGGTGGAACAAGTCCTACAAATGGTGTTGATTCTGTATTTGGTTCTATAACTGCTACAGGTGGTGGTAGAGGTGGCGCAAACGCTGGTGTTGGAAATGGTGGTTCTGGCGGTGGTGCTGGTGAATCTGGAACTTTTGGAACTGGTACATCAGGCCAAGGAAATGCTGGCGGTACTGGTGGATACATTAACTTTTTTATTGGTGGTGGCGGAGGTGGTGCTGGGTCTGTTGGTTCAAATATTTCTGCATCACAAGCTGGTTCTGGAGGCGCAGGACTTTGCTCATCTATTACAGGTCAGCGTGTTTTTTATGCTGGAGGTGGTGGGGGTACTACATCTAGCGGAACTTATGGTAACGGTCTTGGTACAGCAGGTGGTGGAGATGGCGCTCTTGCTAACAATAAAGCTGCTACAAATGGATTATCTAATACAGGGGGAGGCGGTGGCGGTGGAATAACTACAACCACTCCTGCGGCATCAGGCGGTTCAGGAATAGTCATTATTCGATACCCTGCTAACTGCGCTCCCCCTGCATCAACAACAGGATTGCAACAAGTTTTGTACAATAACGGTTTTCAAATATACGTTTGGACATCAAACGGAACAATCACTTTTTAAGGAGTAAACATGGCACATTACGCAAAAGTAATCAATGGTATCGTCACAGAAGTCAATGTGGTCGATTGGGAAACGCTGACCATCGAAGGACATCCTTGGGGTGATCCATCATTGTGGATTCAGACTTCTTACAATACCCAAGGCGGTGAACACAAACTTGGCGGTACACCACTGCACAAGAACTACGCAGGTATTGGTTATACATGGGACGGTACAGGATTTGCTCCCCCACAACCTTTTGCCTCATGGACAAAGAATGCAGATACTTACTTATGGGAACCTCCAGTAGCGATGCCATCAGACGCAGGTACAGGCACACCTCCTAAAATGTATCGATGGAATGAAGAGACAGTCAATTGGGTTGAAGTAACTACACAGGCGTAAATCATGGCTCAACTAAGCGGAATGTGGACTTTAAGTCAAGTAAGCCAAGCAGTAAAAGCTGGGCAGTGGATAGGCTTTCCGCAAACAGTTGAGTATTTGATAGTTGCGGGTGGAGGAGCTACTTGTAGTTACCTTGGTGGTGGCGGAGGTGGTGGTGGATTACTTGCAGGGCAAACTTCAATTACTCAAGGCACAACTTGTTATGTAACAGTAGGTGCTGGCGGTACTGGTGTAAATGGCGGTTTTACAGAGGCCACGCAAAAAGGGGGTAATTCAGTTTTATTGGCTACAAGTTCTGGTGCTACTACAGGAAACTTTGTTGCTATTGGTGGTGGAGGCGGTGCTGGAGTTGGCGGTTCTGGCACAGCGGGTTCTGGCGGTTCTGGTGGTGGTTCAGGCGCAAGGGCTGGCGCAGATGGCGTACCCGGAAGCGGAACATCAGGACAGGGAAACGCTGGGGCTTTAGGTTATCAAGTCAGCCAAGCAACTGGCGGTGGTGGAGGTGGTGCTGGTACTGTTGGATTGGCTGGTGTTAGTGCTACACAAGCTGGTAATGGAGGAGCAGGAATTGCATCAAGCATCACAGGTTCTGTTGTAACTTATGCTGGGGGTGGTGGAGGTGGTGGTTCTTCTGGTGCAACCGCAGGTGTTGGTGGAGTTGGAGGTGGTGGCGCAGGAAATGCGTCTTCAAATAGTACGCAAATGGTTGGAACGCCCGGAACAGCTAACACAGGAGGTGGCGCAGGAGGCTCTCCAAATTATGGTACGACAACTGTTACTCAAGCAAACGGTGGCTCTGGAGTAGTCATCATACGTTATCAAGGTAATACGCAATGGTTTACAGGCGGTATTGTTAGCGCCTCAAATGGTTATGTTGCTCATATTTTTATTTCTAACGGTACTTTAGTACCTCAAGCACCAACACTTGCAAATGTTGCAATTTTCTATTCATCAGGAATATGGACAGCCCCTGTTGGCGCAACTCAAGTTCAATACCTAGTTGTTGGCGGAGGTGGTGGTGGCTCATTTGGTGGTGGCGGTGCTGGTGGATTACTCACAGCCACAGGATTGGCTGTTACTGCGGGAACTGCTTATGCAATTACTGTTGGTGCGGGTGGAGTAGGTAGAGGATTGGCGGGTCTTAACAGTACAACAGTTACACAAGGTTCTAATTCTTTACTTGGTACTTTAGTCAATGGAAGTACAGGAGCAGTTGGTGGAGGTTACGGAGGTAGCCAAACCGCTAACACAGGTTCTGGTGGCACGGGTGGCTCTGGCGGTGGAGGAGGTCACGGAATACTGACTGGTGGTGGCCCAGTTATCCCAGCCAATGGTGGATCGGCAACTTCTGGTCAAGGATATGCGGGAGGAACTGGTCGTGAACCAAACAATTATGGTGGTGGAGGCGGCGGTGGTAGTTCTTCTGTCGGTGGAGATGCGGGCGCATCAGTTGGCGGTAATGGAGGCTCAGGCACAGCATCAAGCATAAGTGGAAGTTCAGTAACTTATGCGGGTGGTGGCGGTGGCGGATATGGAGGTACTGGCGGAACAGGTGGTGGCGGAAATGCCGCTCCTAACGATAGTAGTTCAGCATCGGTTGCAGGAACGCCCAACACAGGTGGAGGAGGTGGCGGTGCAAATGGTTATGGTGCAAACGGTGGATCAGGTATTGTCATCATCAAATGGAGTTAACCAATTGATCCTTTCACTCTTGTTGCCCTTGCATCCTCTGCGTTCAAACTCGTCAAAGAATCATGCGAGATGTACAAAGAAGGGCGGCAGTACGTCCTTGATGCCAAGGCTGAAGTTGAAGGTGTAGTCAAAGATTTGAAGGGTATCCAAGCGGATGCCAAGGGAGTCTGGGGTTTCTTAACGGGTCTTTTTGGTGGCAAGAAAGAGCCAATTCAACAAAAATCTGTTGAAAAGCCCGTTAAAAAGGTAAAAGCCAAGGCTCCTAAGTTTGATGAGAACCAGATTTATGCCCAAGTTGCTGATGCTCTAACCAAGTTCTTTCATGCCTACAATGGTTTGAAACACTACAAAGAAGAGCAAGAAGAGACAGCAATCAAGGTAGGGGATGAAGAAGGACAAGACATTGCAATCAAATTAGTCATTGCTGACTTGCAGATGGAAAAGTTAAACGATGAGTTGCGTGAGTACATGGTGTACCACGTACCCAGTGAATTTAAGGATCTTTATAGCCGTGTAAACAAGATGATTGGTCACATTGCCAACCAACAGCAACTAGCGAGAAAAGAAGAGTTGGACAGAAAGAAGGCAATTGAATGGCAACGAAGACAGGCTATAAGCAAAATTCAACACAGGGTGCTAATCGGGGGAATAACTACCCTAATGATCCTGTGGGCGTGGATGATGATTCTGACGATGACTCTTTCTACGTCATTGTGATTGTGATCCTGTTATGCGTGATCTTGTTTTTCATGCCAGTCCTCATGTGGATGTACATGGATGTAAGGCAGACCGAGATCAAAGTTCAGAAGCTTGTAAAGAAGTTGGAGAATAAATAAATGGATTGGTTAAAGTCAATAGCACCCACGATAGCCACAGCTCTTGGCGGCCCGCTTGCTGGTCTTGCTGTCAACGCAGTCTCATCTGCTCTAGGTATAGACCCTAGTAAGGTAGAGGAAACCATACAGTCAGGCAAGCTCAGCGCAGATCAAATAGCTTCTATTCAGCAAGCCGAACTTGGGTTGAAGGCGCGGGCGCAAGAGC